CAAAGTATTATTTGATAACCCTACTTACCGCTATATTATTATCGGTGGTATTGGGGTCCTCATCTGCCTTTGCATCGGATATATCTTCTATCAGCCAAGTGGAGCAGACTATCAGCGTACCATTAACGCAGTGGAACGAGCTCAAGAGCAACAACGAAAAAGCCTTGAGCTTAATCGAAGTATCCAGTCTTCCATTGACAGAAGCTCAACGCTTGGCCATGAAGCAAAGGGAAGAGTTGAACGAAGCCAAGAATACAATCGACAAATTAACGACCGAATTGGACAAAGCCAAAGTGGACTTAGTGAAGCAAGAAGTTACCTTGTCAGAAATGCAGAACTCTTTAGACGAATTGAAGAACAAAGTAGAGAACGACAAGAGAACAATCAAGCGACTCAAGATGCAACGAAACCTATCACAGATATTAGGAGCGGGTGCGACAATTGGAGCAGTAATTCATTAATGAATGAGAGGTGATCCAGTTTATCTCCATAGCGTGTAATGGTGGATACATGCAACTATAAACAAAGAGCCTACTAACCTAGAAAATATCTAGGTTAGTAGGCTCTATTTTTGTTTGTAAAAACCAAAATAAATACTTGCTTTTATACACGATATAGGGTATAATATAATTGTAAGGAGGTGATGATAGTGGACATAATAGAAAAGCTAACAAGTTTAGCAAATGCGTTAACGCCACTGGTACTGGCACTAGCAATACTAAAACTT